AGAACGTCTACCGTTACAGTAACGAGAAACGGGTTTACTTCATATGGATTAATCACTACGTGGGTCAATGGAGCAAAACTAGACAATGTATATTCTTTTAATGTTGTAAATCCAATAACAGGAATCTGGGTTTTATTTGACTTTGGTTCTGGGGCAAGAAGGATAATTAATGAAGCAACTTTCTTCGAAGGTGCAGCGCAGGGACAAGGAACGTGGCAATGGCAGGGTTCAAATGACGCATCAGTGAGTCCTACTAACTTCACGAATATAGGAAGCACTTTTACTCTAACAAATGGGGTGTTAAGTGGACTGAGTGGAAATACCACAGGATATAGACATTATAGGATGTTAGGAGTTAGTGGTGCTTTGTCGGGGGCTTGTTGGATATATGAAATGGAGTTTAAAATTTATTAAACAATAGTATTAAACAATGATTTAAACAATAAAACAGTATAACAATGATTTTAATTTAAAATAAGGAGGACAAAAAATGGCACAGCAATTAGTATTCGCCGTAACGGGCATTAAATACGGCACTCCGACAGGCTTAGCAACCATGCCGGGAAGTTTAACCGCTCTCCCGGACACAGTTAAAGGGTCTGTCGCTATTGACGAATCAGAAGGTACGTTTACCAGCTTTTTCGTTGATCAGAAAAAAGCTCCTATCAAACGGGTGAAAACCGAAGAAGGGGAGATGACCATTACCGCACAATTTTACGATTTGGATTACGAAAATCTGAACGTGTTCAAAGGTGCTGCAGCAAGTGGAGTTACTAGTTCATTTGTTATCGGAACGGACTACACCACAATCGAGAAAGCTATTGAGATATCATTTGATTCCGGTCATAAAATGAGAATCTACAATGGTGGCTGTTCTGCAAGAATAGTCGGAGGTGGTGGCAGGGACAAAATGATTGCTTGGGAGTTAAAGATCACTCCACAGGTAACAGCCAACAACCTTGGCATTTACGAACTTGCATCCTCATAAAATAGGAGGCTCTGAATTGAGCCTCCTTTACTTATGAAAGAGGAATTTGATGCAGCGAACCTATTATTAAGGGAAGCGGGAGAAGATTATAAATTCACGTTGGAGTGGAAGCGGTTTAAGTTCAAACTGAAAATAAAACCAGTAACTACCCGGACATTAATTAAGATCAGCCGGGAAGTTTCACAGATAAAAGAGTTCAATCCGACCGTCGCAATGTTTGACGAGCAGATTAAAAACTCTGATAGTTTTGTTCATGTTTGTAAAACTCTGACAGTCGCAACGGAAACTCGGTTCCCTTGGCTTGTGAATAAGGCAATTATGGACTTGCCATTCAAAAAGGTTCTTGTGCTATGGTCTATTCTAATGAAACAGAGTGATCCGACTTGCTTTTTTTTTATTTTGGCATCGGCGAAAGGGATGAACAAAATGATTTCGACAAAAGAATCGAGCAAAAAGGGGAAACCAAAGGTGGTGACACAATCTTCGGGAGAATAGCATTAATGAGAGCCAAGCTTCATCTTACGGATGAAGAATTGATGAACAGTTCATGGATTGCTTTAAATCTGGAACTTGGCGATTATCCTTATTTTGATTATGAGGCCGAGAAGAAAATTTCAAAAGAAGATACCGGGCTGGCACTTGAAAAACTCCTGAAGAAACAATGAGTATTTTATCATTTACGACAAAAGTTAATAACTCCCAACTCAAACAGGGAGCAAAGGAGGCTGGGCAGTCATTTCAGCAAATGGCCAAAGATGCGCAGCTCTCCGGCGATCTTATTGATCGTGCGTATAACGAAACCTCCACCAACGTCAAGGCAATTATTCAGGCTCAAAAGGATTTGATAAAATCCATTGAAACGGATATCGCTGGGATGAATAACCTATTAGCCATAACCGGACCCGGAAAGGCGCAACAGGAAATTTTACTTGACAGGAAAGCGGCGACAAAAGCACTTGCGGAAGAACAGGGCAGATTACAGTCAATGCAGGCGGCAGCTGTTGTTTCAAATGAGAAGGAGATTGAATCCCATGGTGGTATTATTGCTTCTTTGGGTAAATGGATGATTGGAATGGTGACGGTGGGTGCTGCCATAAAACTCTTTAAGAGTATAATGGAATCAACCACGACAACCGCAAATTTTCTTGAACAACAAATCGGAAGATTAACAGGTGCTTGGCAGGTATTTTTGAAGGCCATTGCCACAGGTGATTTTAAAGACTTATTCAATAGAATGAGGGAAGGCTCTATTGCTACACAGAATTATATAAAGGCAATGGAGGAGGTCACAAATATCAAAAGGGAGCTTGCTATTGAAGAATCAAAGATTAATATTCAGATTGAGCAGCAACGGTTAATTGCTTATGCACCCAAAGACGAGGCTAGTGATGCTCAACGGCTTGCGGCAATGAATAAAATGCTTGAACTTATTGGCCAGAAAGCAAAAATGGAAACGGGCGCAGCCACAATGGTTCAAAATGCAGTTGCGGAAAAGACAGCCGGGGTGAATAAATTAACAGCCGATGAGGTTCAATTTGCTATCGAAAACTACAAGAAAGTTGAAGAGATTGGAAATAAATACAACCAATTACAGGCACGACTGGCCGTAAAAGGAACTAAACAAAAGGGGGATATTACAATTCCGGTTCCGGGATCAGAGTCCATTACGATCGCAGCACAACAAACAGACGCTTACTATAAAGATATTGAGCGGCAACTAAAGGAGCTTGATAAGCAAAATGGTGCAACTATGGGGCATATTTGGGCTGGACTTGCTGACCTGGCTCCGGCAGAAAGGGAATTAGTTGCACAGGCTATTCAGGACACGCTTCAAAAGCAGAATCAGGCAGCAATGGAAAGTAAGCGACTACTTAAATTAAAAGCCACTACTGAAAATCAAATAGCTGCAGACGCTAATGAGGAACTGAAAAAACAATCAGAATATCAGCAAGAATTAGGGCAAAAGCGCATTGATACTGAATTAAAGATTGAGGGAATGATTATTGCCGCACAAAAAGACGGTGACCAGAAGTCCCGAGATCAGGCATTATTAGATTACCGTCAAACCCTGAACGACCTTGATAAACAGAAAACCGAACTCATTAAAAAATACAACGAGGACTATGGAGGCTATGACAAAGCCGGACAACCAACAACAAAATATGTCGGAACTTTAAGTACAAGGGATCAGCAATTAGATACACAGGCCAGATTAGCTGCAAAAAAAGACTATGACGCCAAGGTGGATAAAATTGACACCGATGCCGGAATAAAATTAAAAAACATTCAGGATTCTATTGCCATGGATTTTGCTTCAGCACAGCAAAAGGAAATAATTGAAATTAATAAAAAGTATGATGCATGGATTAAAGCGGCAATAGAAGCAGGAGCAACCGAGGCTCAAGTTGTAGATATGAATGAATCCCGGAGAAAAGAACTTGAAAATGCCAGTAAGGATACTTCTTATAAAATGACAGCCTTTTACAAGGAGGCCTTTGGTGACTTATCAACATATAGCACAGCCGGGATTAAAAAGGCACTAACAGATGTTCAGGCCGTAATTGATTCAGCAAAACCACAAAGCGAAAAGGGTAAGACCTTTATGTTGGTTGATATCCCGGAAATAAATGCCGAAGGGGAAGTTGTTCACAAAAATATAACCTTAACGGTTGAAGAATACCAAAAGCTGATTGAAGTAATTAAAAAACTTCACACAGAACAAAAGAAAGGAACTTTGGTTGAGGCCTTTGGTGCGGCTGCGGAGTTTGCCACAAAATTAGCTACAGCCATAGGAGATTCGGATAAGAATTTAACTTTACTTCTTTCCGGATTGTCTGTGGCATTGAAGGACTTTGAATCACTTGGAAACTCTGGTGCTTTCACAAAAGCCGGAATGTCTGAAAAAGACGCTGTTAGTGCCATTATCAGCGGAGCTTCAGATCTTGTGTCAATGATTGCCGGGCAAGTTGCTGAGAACAAAAAAGTAATGAAGGATTATTACGATAGCATTATTGCCCAGCAGCAAGAATATAATCTGGCATTGAATGAACAGCTTCGATTGAATGAACAGAATAATGGTTCTCCTTTATTTACAAATTATGTTGCCAGACTAAAAGATAGTGTTTCAGCCTTCGCCGATGCACAGTCAAAATACCATGATGAGCTTGAAAAGTTCCGGCAGGCACAAGCTATAGTCGGGGAGAAAAGTGTCGTTTCAGGCGGAAATGTTCTGAAAGGCGCTGGTGCAGGAGCACTTGCCGGGGCAGGGATAGGCTCTGTTGTTCCAGTAATAGGAACAGCCATTGGAGCAGCTGTTGGAGGAGTGGTTGGTGCTATTGCCGGATTATTCGCAAAAAAGAAAAAAGATGTTGTTGCTCCGTTACTTGAAACATATCCCGATCTGATAAAAGCAAACGGCGAGTTTAATGATACTTTGGCTCAAACATTACTTGACAATAATAAAATTGCCGAAGGGAGCAAAAAGACACTTCAGAACCTTATTGAATGGAAGAAGGCAGCTGACGCAGCAAAGGAACAACTTCATCAGATTGTTGCAGACCTCGCCGGGCAAATGGGTGATGATTTAAGCACCGCACTTGAAAACGCATTTGAAAATGGAACTAATGCCGCACAAGCCTTCGGGGATGTTGTCAGTAAGGTACTTGATAATATTTTGTCAAAGCTTATTTTTGACAAGGTATTCGAGAAGTCACTTACAGCACTTGGAACTAATCTGGAAGCAGATTTGGCGTCTGGCGATAATGCAAAACTTATTACCGATTTCCAGAGTTTCTTTTCCGGGTATCCGGCCTTGATAAAACAGTATGATGACCTTATGACAGAGGCACAAAAAGCCGCTGGTTCAGCCGGATTAAGTATTTTTCATACACCTTCATCATCTTCAAATTCTGTTTCTAATCAAATTCAAAGTAACATTACTGAAGATACAGGCACGGAGCTTGCCGGGTTAATGAGAATGATCGCAGACGACAATCGCAAAAATGTAACCTACAACCAACGGGCGGCAGATGAACTTTTCGATATTGTCTTAAATTCAGCACAGACAGTTACAGAACTTCGGGCAATAGAAACATTATTAGGTGGGACACCAGCCGCACTTCCTTTGGCTGTTGTTAACGCTTCATCGCCTGAAAATACATCCGGGGAGGTTGCAGCCTTACTTATAAAAATTAACAATACTGAGCAAGGTATTCAGGATTACAACAAACAGGCAATAGATCACATGGTTAATATTGAAGTAAATACTTTTGACACGGTTGTTCAATTAAAATTGGCCATTGTTGAATTACAAGCAATTAAACAAAATACAAGACCTGCATTTTCAGGATTATAATGAGTTGGCTTTATGACACGGTCGATCTTGTAACTTTCGGTATTAATCCGGGACAAATTACTGGTAATATCGCACTTCAGGGCTGTTTTGATTTCCCGGAACGTATTGGAGCAACCTGTTATGAATGGGGCGATGAAGCCGGTGTTGAACCTTATGTTGAAGATGACGAATTGTTTTATGCTGGTCGTGATATTAATTTTCAAGCATCTATTTTTGGCAGCCGTCCAAGTATTCTGGTAAATCTTCAATCTCTTTATTCACTTGTGAATTCCGCAGCATCGGGCACAAGGGTCTTTTCAACCCCTTACGGCGACTTTAATGTTTACAGCAAGAATATTACTCCTGCACATACACGGCTTGCCTGTACCCTAACGTGGGGCTTCAGGGAGCCTGTAATTAATCTTACGGGCGGAAGTATTCAAGCGGCAGGGGCTTCGGCATATCAAATAGACGGGGTTCCTATGACAAGTTATGGATTGTATGTTTCCAGCCTTGCAGACCTTCTCGAGCTGCCGGAACTAAAAGATCAACACTTCACGGCTTTTGAAGTGGAGGGATTTCAACTCACAAAACGAAAAGCCAATAAATTAAGCATTGACGGATTGATAATTGGAACGTCTTTAGCGGCATTCCAGACTCATATACGGAATCTTTTTGCCTTATATTCAGCTTCAGGGACGCGGCAAATAAATATTAACAATGAACTGTTAATAACTTGCTTCCCGGAACATGGATTCAAGGTTGATACTATTTACGTTGGCAGCTTTGTTATTGCCAAGTTTAAAAGTGATTTAACAATTATTTCAATTACTTAAAATTAAAAACAATGGGAGGAGTAGGTTCTGGCAGGAGGCCAACAGGACGGTCAAAAGCGCCTAAAACAACACGACCGAAAAAACACGGTGCTATGGGTGGTGCAGCTTATGCAGCCAGAATAAAAAGGCTGGAAAAAATATGGAAGCATGTAACACATTAAAATAATGAATACCCTTCAAATATATCGTGCCGGGAATGTTTTTGTCACAGTTCCAATTGACGAAAGCACCGTCTTTTCGCATAAACTTATGGGTGAAAATAAGGTCACTCTTAACTTTACGGCGAATGCTCCGGTTCCTTTTGCCATAAGCGATTATATCATTGTAGGGACGGAAAATTACCAGATAAACAGGCTTACGGGAGTCATAAAGCTTGACAGCAAAACCTATCAGTACACTATTGACTTTGAAAGTATAATGTACGATCTCGGGAAAAAGCTGTTTATGTCAATTGACAATCTGGCGGAATATGGAAGAACAGGCACAGCGGCCGACTTTGTAAATGACATTGTTACAAATATGAACTCCATTGGTTCTGGCTGGACAGCAGGAACGGTTGATCCTGAAACCGAAACCAAGACTATCGTATTTTCAAATGAGAACTGCTGGAAGGCACTTATGAAGGTTGCTGAAGCGTTTGCGCTTGAATGGACGCTTACCGGAAAGTCTATTTCAATGGTAAAATCCGTAGGGACGGAAACCTTGCTCAGCTTTGAATACGGTCGCAATGTAGGGTTGAATAAATTGGAAAGGGTACAGGTACAGGATCAAAACATAGTCACTAAGGTTTACGGATTCGGCTCGATGACGAATATCCCGGACACTTACCGGAACCGGGCAAAACGGCTTGTCTTTGAAGAAACTTCAGCTCCTTCCGGGTACGGTGGCGGAATAAGATTCTTAACCAAGAACACAGAACTATATGGAGTTATCGAAGGACAATTTACAGACGATGACATATTCCCAAACAGAACAGGCACGGTTGAGCAGGCCGTTCAGCTTTTTGACACAAACAATCTTTATCTTCCCGGCACAAGTTATATTCAAGATGGTACTATTGACTTCAATATAATTGACTATTACATAAACGGGATGACTCCGTTAATTGTATTCAAATCAGGAGCGCTGGGTGGCCAAGAATTTGAGATATGGAAATATGATCCAGACAACAAACGGATTTACTTCAATCCTCAATCAGATGAAGATGGCTGGACGACTCCGCAGCCGGGGTTTGTCGCAGCCCCCGGAGATACTTATACCTTGGTTAATATTGCACTTCCACAGGCATATATTGATACTGCCGAAGCGGCATTACTGGCAGCAACGGAAAAATACCTTGATGAGAACAGCGTTCCGATGGTGGCATATATTATTGACTTGGATCCAAAATATGCAAAAACCAATACCATTGTGGTTGCAGTAGGTGATAAAGTAACGGTTATTGATTCAGCCTTGGGTGTTAATAGCTTAATACGAATTTCCGAACTTTCATACCCTTTAATCAACCCTTATAAGAAAAAGGCCGTAATTGCAGACTTCGTTCCATATACGACTCAGGAACGGATTATTCACGCAGCAATATCGAGTACAATAGAAACCCGAATTGTTGATCGAAGTGCAGATGAATTAACCCGGCGAAATGCAATGAGGCAAAGGCAATTATTGGGATTGATCTTTGACGCTGACGGGTACTTTGACGGTTCCCGGATTAAACCATTGACAGTTGAAACTATGGCATTAGCCGTGGGTGCAAAATCACAGAATTTTCACCTTAACGGGGTTACTATAAAGGCAAACTATCTTGGTAATCCTAATTCCTTTTATGTCAGTCCCGGAGAGTTGGTTCATCACGAAATTGATATTTCCGGGCAGTATGTTTGGGAAATTCAGGCAGCCTATGAAGTGGATAATCTCACTCCCACAACAGCTTATTATTTATATGCCAAATGTTCA